GTAAGCGGTAAACCACTGAAGGTTTGTAGAGCTAAACGTAATCGTTGCCGCTGTCTGCCGGTCAAGGTTGTCAATGGTCTGGATTACATCTCGAACCTGGGGATAGTAAAGAAACGAATGAGGCTTAACTGTAAACACCCAAGGAACGGATGTAACGTAAAGCGCCGTTCTCACTTGCCCTGATCTTGAGTATTGCTGCCCAACCATACGCCGGTTGTTAACCGTGATTGTTTGGCTGATGTCTAAAATGGTTTGGAAGCTCATGCTCTGCCTCGCGGTGAGAGCGATTTCTGGGCGTAGGAGTTAGCCGCCCAGACCGCTCGATTGCTGCCCATGATTCTTTCCTCGAAAGACTTAACGTCGATTGCCTGTATGTTGTAGTTATTGACTGTCGATGTTCCGCTCATCGCGTAAGACGGAACAACCTGACCGGCCATGCTTGGAACAAATAGTTCCGGCCCTCTTTCCCCAACAAGATACGGAGCGCCGGAGTTAACCGGACCGCCGCCGGCTCGCTTACCAAAGAGACCACCAAGAACGGGAACGTTAGACATAAAGTTTTCAAACAATGAGGGAGCGCCCTTCATGTCCGATTTGAAAATTGTGTCCAAAAACTTATCCAGCGAGCGAGAAGCTAGCTTTTGCAATAAAGAGGAAAGAGCAGACTTAAATGCTTGCGCGGCAGACTTGCCAGACATAAAAGCCTCGACAATCGTTGAGCCAACTGATTTAAACCCGTCTCTAATATCTTCCAAAAGCTCTAGCTGTTCCTCGCTTGCTTTTTTCGTCAGATCCATTGCCTCTAGTTCTTTGTTTGCAGTGACTTCTGCTTGCTGGCTAAGATCAAGCATGACTTGCATACGCTCTTTTTCGATCTCAACTTCGCGCTCGTAATCTTTAACGATCTGGTCTTGGCGCATCTTGCGGAGATCTTCCATCGCGGCCAGCTCTTGATTGGCTTCTTTTGTAAGCCTCATCATCTCTTCTTGTTGCTCGGCCTCCTCGCGGCGCAGACGTATAATCTCTTCCATCTTTGCAAGGCCGGCTGGCCCACCTTGCTTCGCAGCCTCAAACCGCAACGCCGCTTCTTCGCCTTCTTTTAGTTTAAGAATCTGAGCGTCTAAGCCTTCAAGATAAGTCTTAAGCGCTTTTGCAGCAGAATCAGCGCCCGAGTCTTTTACAGCCTTGACCCTTGTTCCTGACTGCCTGCCGCCCTGCGTTACACCAACCACCGGAGCAGGAACCGCAGGCTCCTCTTCGCCAAAACCAAGGAACTTTTTAACGCCCATGTACGCGTCACGCGCTTTACCCATCAGCGTTAGAAAGCCTATCTTTGCCTTCTCGGTCATTTGGTCGATAGCGTCGCCAATCTCACCGATAGCTAATACGCCCTTCTTTGCTTCGCCTGAGAACTTATCGGTGTTTCTTGAAAGCTGGTCAATCTTAGTTATGTCAAGATTGCCAAACTGTTTTCCAAAAAGCTGCACTTGTAATCGAGCGCGTTCCGCGCCGGCACTCATGCCGGAAAGAACCGACGTTAGGTCTCGGAAGATGTCAATCTCTGGTCTTAACAAACCTCCAGCGTCGGCAATACTTACGCCTAATTCTTTGAACAGATCGGCCTGCTCTTTTTGACCATCAGCGGCAGCACCAAGCGTTACCGAGAACCGATCCCACATCTGCGCGGCGTTATCGGCTTCTTTCCCCGATTGAACCATTGCGCTTTGCAAAGCTAAGACTTCCTCAATCGCTAAGCCCGAACCCTCAGCGAAGTCGTTAACCGCATCCGCAGCTTTGAAAAACGAAGTGGCAAACGCTCCCGCAGCGGCAGCGGCAAGCAACATAGGCTGGCGCAAAGCGCCCATCGCAGTGCCGAGAACATCGACACTGACTTTCATTTCGCGGGTTTTGGCTTTGGCCCTGTCGATCTCTTGAACGAACTTTGCGCTCTCAAGACCTAGCGCGACTTGTAGGGCTGCGATTAGCTTACCGGCCATTGTTTCCCCCTAAGATGTCTAAAAACTCTGACTTAAACCCTGGCAAACTTGTGAACGCCAGGAAGTCTCGCTCTTGTCTTGTCATGTAGTTTGGAGGAACGAAATACGCCTCCAGATGCGGGAAAAACTCTCGACTCTTGATTGGATTTTTAGATAGCGCGTTATAAACAATCGCCATCAGATGCGAGATCAACATTAAGTTTTGCCTCGCGCCAATCATGCCATCGCGGTACATCAATTCTAACTCTCGCGTGGTCACTACATCAAGGCTTTCTATGACCTCGGGAGACTGACCGTTAAAGATCATTGCCGCCCGAATCTGCCGATATAGTGACCGCTTTAGTTTTTTTCGACTTCCTTGTAGTCTGGGTTTACTGCCTTTTCGATGAGCTCGGTAAGATGTTTGATCTGCGCCGGAGAGAAGGCTTCGGAAATATCCTCGTACGAAAGCGCGAACAGCTCTTGCCCTTCCTCGAAGCCGACTAAGTTGATAAGCGCAATCTCGCGCATGATCTCTTGGGCTTTGAACCGTGACGCTTCTTTTAGGCTTCGGCCCTCAACCACAATGTCATCGTCTTTACGCTCAACCTCTACAGTCTTATTGATCTTGTAGAGCTTCTCAAACGTATCGACTAGCTTTGTGTATTCCTGTTCTAACAAAGCATCAGGAGGGTTTTTGATCTTGCCCTCTAGCTCAAGCATTTCCTTCCTAGTAGGAAGATAGACCTTTAGCGCATGACCAGCGAAATCAATGTCTGCGTATTTCTGTCTTTGGAACGAAGAACCAAACTTGTCTTGTAATCTCATTTTCTAACCTTTGCTCGTTGTTTTGCCGCCCAAAGATCCATGTGAGCGCTCATGAGAGACGCTAACCGATCAAGCGCGGAGCTTGCCATTGACTGAAAACTGTTTCGTATAAACGGTCTAGCAGGAACCTCTGCCGTACCGAATTCTATAGCCTCTGCTGCTGGCCTGTACTCACCTTTAGCATCTTTATAACCAACACCAACGTCGACAAACCCAAAGGCAATAGTGTCGCGGGTAAGGTACTTTTTCTTTTTGTCTTTGCCTGTTGCAACCTTCGCGCCGTTGCGAACCTTGAGTTGTAGCTTTCCAGTATCGACAGGAACTCTTGCTCGGATCGCCGCTTTTACGGGCTCCATCGCAGATTTAAGACCGGGGAGTAATGATCGCCTTGCTTTGGTCGTGCCGAACTCTTGAGCTAATTCTAAAAGCGAATCCTCAAACTCTCGGAAGCCCTTAACCTCAATCTTTCCCATTGGTCACGATCTTTTTGAAGATTAGATCGTTAAGACGAATCACATAATTAACTACTTCGTCTGGTGTCATATCTGGCGCATGTTTTTCTGCAATCTTGTGGCAAAGGCTAATGTTGATGAGCCTCTGTTGAGGATACCCAAACCAGTTTTTAGAACCGGTCTGGGCTTGCGTGACTAAGTAAGCCAGCAGATCGTCACTCGCTCTTTGCATGAGCTCTTAGCACAGATAGACAGACTGCTTCGGCCCCGCCGGGGCTGGCTTCCTGTAGGGCGGCATCCACCTCTTGTAAGGTAAAGGGATGCCCTTTTGCCATTGCATGAAGGTCGCCCCTGAATTCCGCCATCAGCGTTACTAATTCATCAAGTGTTGTTTGACCAGCCATATTGATTGCCTCGCGGATGAATCGTAAAAGTAACCTGAGCTTCTGCGCCTGGAGCTGGATCAATCGTCCACTGTGATACACGGCCATTGAAGGCGTAGTTAACGATGTTTGTCCCATCTGTCGCTGAGATTACAAACGTACGGTCAATCGTACCGTTGTAAGCATCTGCGCGAAGCAAAAGAAGATTTGTGTCTGCTGGATTCCATGCGGCTACAACCGTCATGGAAGTTGGCGCAGACTGAACCGGAATCTTGTCAGATTGACGCGAGCCAGCAACCGAGAAGTTAGCAACCGCATCGTCTTGACCAAATGCAGGAATTGCTTCTACTGGAACCAAGTTACCAGAAACGGCAATTGCTGAAGTCGAAGCGTAAACGCTAAGGTTGGCTGTAGTTAAAACAGTGGGCGCAGCCCCCGGCTGGCAATATAGCGAGGCGCTGAAGCCGGGTAAAACTTTATTAGGGAGAGCCATTTTTCACCTCACGAAGGAATGTCTAAAGTTGAATCTAAAACAATCTGGTGTAGCTTGCTGTCATTATCGTATGTGTGGAAAAGCCAATCAACGTCTACTTTCGCCACAAAAAATAAGCCGCCAAATGTTCCCTGATAGCCGTGGAGCGCGTCAACAATCTGCTGCGCCTTTGAGTAACAGTTCGCCATCTGCTGAGCAAAGACTGTCGCTTGAAAGACAGGTCGATCTATACCTTTAACCGATTGCGGCCCTGTATAAACCGGCTGATGAACATCTCTTAGCTGCCAAGTAACAAACGTCGGCTCGGTTGCAAAGTTGCGGTTAAACACAGCATAGACCGGCGTGGGCGTACAAACCGAGGTTAGCTGCGCCTGTATCGCTTGAGCGTAAGTAACGGCTGAATTCTGGCCCATCAGACTGCAACCGCTGGTTCGTTACGGTAACAAGTGAACGTTACCCACTGCCTATCGTCATGCTCGTAAACCTCAGCGATCCGCCATGATTTATCCCGAAAGGAAATGCTGTAAGCCTCTTGAGCATCGGAAATCGTACGCATGTTGGGCGTGTAATTCACGGTGAACTCAATCATATTGTCGTACTGACGAAACTTCTCAAGCGTCCGAATGCGGTTATGTACAGACTTGGTTTTTGCTCGCGTCTGAAACCATGCGGTCTCTGTCGTTGTCTGCTCGCCAAGATTGGTAAGCCCAAACGTCAGATTGTTGATGGTGATTTGATCGACGCGTAAAACCATCACATCACCAAAGTTTTGTATGGTCGCAACAACTGGTCAATCGCCCAGGGAAGCTGATACTGCTTAGCCTCAGAAATTGCTGACCGATTATTGTAGAAATGCGTAAGCAACATCAGCCCCGCTTGCTTAACCACGGGATACTGACCAATAACGCTGCCTTGTAGCGTGTACTGGCAAAGCATCGGAGCGGTCATGTAGGTGTTGACGTTATTAGGAACCTCGAAAAGAACTAACTTGTTTCCCGTCGGATCGTAGTAATACTGATTGCTTGCAATCGTCGTGAGAACCGGAGGATTGAGGTCGTTGTAATACTTGACCCAGTTGATCGTCACGCCGTTTTGCGAGACCTCGGGGAGATCCAGCGAAACCGGAGCCGCCATCAAACCCGAGATCAGATAGGAAGCCTGATACGTCACACCGAAAATCGGTACGCCTAAATAATCCTCAATTGCCATCCGCGCTGCCAGCTCAAGCTGAGATAAAAACTCGTCTTGCGACTCATCCGCAAACAAATTGAGCTGGTTGGTGATTTCGTCGAGCGTAAGCCATTGCGTAACCGGGTCTCGGTTACTCTGAATGACCTTCGAGTAGTTGAACGGGTTTCTAGAACCCGCTCCGAAATTACCCTGTAGCTGACTTGGCATATTAAGCCCCGATCAAACGGACACCAGCGGTTACATCACGCACAGTCGAGACCAAACGCTTTTCCGCGTAGATCGTGATTGTCCCAGGCTGCGTTTGCTCCATGCGTTGCAACGTCATCTCTGAATGGTCAACGATCCACATAAACCGAGGCCAGTTGGCTAGGTAAATAGGAGAAGCGCCGGCAGCAGGAGCATCTAAGTAGGGATTGACAATAACCGGCCAGCCCATGATGTTTACACCTGGGCCTTCGTCTTTTTCGCCAGTCTCAACCAACGCGTAGGAATTACTTGCATGGGTGTATTCACGCAAAGTTTGTAATGCCGTTGGGTGCATCATCCATGCGGTCCCAGGCATTCTCCAAAACTGACCTGGAAGAGCGTTGGCAACATCAACAAGGCTTTCCCACTCAATGCCGCCGCTGTGCGTATAGCCGACCGTGTTGAGCGTGTGAATACCGTTGGTTATTGCCGTTCCTGAACTACCGTAAGCCGCCGTAGAACCAGCGGTTCCTGCGTACATCTTGAGACCGCGCAGACCATTAGTTGCGCCTGTACTCGTGGTAATTGATCCTGCCTGATCGTCATTAATCGCCATTGACGCGGCTTCGATCTGGCTGAATTCCATTGCAAGATCTTCGGCTAAAGCGGCATCCAGACCATTAATATCGTCCATCGCTGCTGCGCGGATAGGCATCTGAGCGCTAATAACGCGCATCGGAAGCTGCCAAATGCTCGTGGCAATGTTGGGCGAACCTGAGTTAGCGTTGACCGTGTAGCCCCAAGGGTTTGTGCTGTTTGCAGCGTTACCAGTCTTGACCGTGAACTGAATATCCGAATCTGCCGTCATGGTCTGGTTAGCGTAAACCCGGAAAGGGTTCCAATAACGCAGACTTGCAAATACATCTTCGTTGTAGACGCGGCCACCAACGCCGGAGCCCGAGCCCGTGAGGGCTGAGGCTTCAGCGAGGTTCACCGTGGCTTTGCCCTCGTGGAGAGCCTGCTTAAGCCCTTCTAAAATAACTTGTCTCATAGTCTCTCCATAGAGGGAGAGGGCTTTCGCCCTCTTAAATTAAGCCGCAGTACCAGTGGAACGGTAACGTACGCCAGCGTTAGGATCGCGCACAGACGTTGCCGCGCGAGTCTCGCCGTAGAACGTGATTGAGCCTGGGAGCGTCTGGTCGTAACGACGCAGAACCATGCTCAAGCGCATAACGATGGTGTGGAATTGCTGGAAGTCAGCAAAGTACATTGGATAGTAAGACGTTGTACCTGCTGCGCCGGTTGTGGGCTGAGAAGGATTGTCAACATACTTGTTAACAACCACATCGAAGCCAAGCAACTTACCAACGATGCCATCGTCACGGCTCAGACCGTCGATGTAGATCGGACGCTTCTGATCGTCAACCAAACCGCGGATGCCCTGCAACAAGATTGGGTTAATCATGAATCTTGCTGTCGGTGTCCAGTACTGCTGCGGCAAACTGTAGATGAAGTTCACAACGTCTTTGTAAACGATGTTATTTGCACCGACAGTGTTTGCGTTGGTGGTTAACTGGTCATACGTTGCAAGGCTATGCAGACCGTTGGTGGTTGCGGTTCCCGAACTTCCAAAAGCAGCTGTAGAAACTGTGCCGCCCGTGTAGGTTCCATTTGCGCCGCCATACTGGTCCAAACCGCGCAGGCCATCAGCTCCGCCAGTCGATACCGAGGTTCCGGTTCCCGATTGATCGTTGTTCTGGATCATTGAGGTTGCCATTGCCTGCTGGAATTCCATCAGCATGTCGTCTACAACGTTGGGCTCAAGACCGTCAATATCGTCGAGCGCAGCAGTACGAATCGGGAACTGTGCATTCAAGTCTTTAAGGATCACCTGCCAGATCGACGTTGCTTCAGTCGTTGATGCGCCGTTGTTCTGAACCGTGTAGCCCCACTGAGCGCCAGCGTTGCCGGTCTTTACGCGGAACTGGTAAGCAGAACCATCAGTTGCCACAATGCGGGAAAGATCCATCATCGGATTACCGAGACGCTTAGCTGCAAACACGGGATCGTAAGCGGTACGGCCACCAACATCGTAACCAGAACCGGTAAGCGCAGATGCTTCTTTGATGTACCCGTCGAACTGATCGACCGATTCAAAGATCTTTACTTCGCGCTCAACCTGATTACCACCCTTCATGTACTCTTTGAGCACATCGCGGAAGCGACGGTTTGCTTCGCCACGAACCGTTTTGTGGATGGGGCGAATGATGGAAGGAGCGGCAATTTTTGCCTCAAGAGCGGCAAGTTTTTGCTCGGTTTCTGCTTTGACTGCCTGAACAGCTTCGGTAACTTGAGTCTTTACAGCCTCAGCGGTTTCAGCGAGTTTTGCAGCGTTAGATGCTTCGATTGCATCTAGTTTTTCAATGACTTTCTCAAGCATGATAGTTCCTTTATCGGGTTGCGATTGCCTTCAGCAGCTCGCGGTATTGGAGCGCTTCCAGCAGTTTCACCGCTGCGTCCGACTCACTCGGATTGGCGGGTTGCTTGGCAGATTCAGCGTCACGCTGTTCAATAATCTGTTTCAGCAAAGCAGATGCAGCGGTTGCATCCTTTCTTGAAAGCCCTGCATCACGCAGTGCCTTCTCGATTACTCTTGGATTGGGTTTGTTGTCCATCCAATATTCAAGTCTTGAGATCTCAGCCTTGGGATTGTTGGGGTTCATCACAATCGAAACCTCAGCCAATCCGCCTTTAACAATCTGAAAGAAGCTGTCAGGATCGTCTGTAGGCTCGCCGTTCTCATCGACCATTTGATATTCGTCAGCGTACGCACCAACGGAGACACCGCCGACCATGCGCGGCGATTCCTTCATGATCGTATAAAGATCCGATCCTGCCGTCGTATTCAGGAAAAGTTTCCCGGTTCCGGTCATACCTTCGTCGGTAATGTCGAACTTTGACCACTCGCCCACGGGCATCATGTCGCTGGAGTGCTGGAAGTACATCGGCAACGGTCTACCAGCTTCCATCCAGCCTTCGTGCCACATTTCAAACGCTTCGGGTGTATAGAAAAATCTGCGCCCGTCTGCGCCTTCTCTTGCGCCCCAGGTTGTCAGAGTTGCTTCGATCTCGCCGGTGGGTTCGCCGGTTGCCTCGTCAGCCATACGGCCAAGCTCAACCTTTGCCTCGGTGAAGAATTGAATGTGTTTCATAGTTACCTCACATAAACCTAAATGGTGAACCGACCGAGCTTCTTTCCAGTATCCGCTGCGCCGAATGGAGCATTACATCGTCTACATTTGCTGGCATCAAATTCATTTCCTGTATGACTGCTGGCGGCGATTGATACCACTGCATAATTTTCTCAACCGTCCCTTTAGACCTTTCACGCGCTCTTTCTAAGCAAACCTCTAAACCTGGATCAATTAAAACAAACTCAACCCGTCGGTTTCTGTAAAGCGCAATGTTTTCTTGTTTAGGACTTGTGTCGATAATATAAGCATCCGATTTTAAGCCCTGAAATATTCTTCGTATCGCAGCCTCTCTTACAGCAAAAGCCACTTCTCTAATGTCGCCGGTTGATCTATGGCTAACCATCGAACCAAGCGCTTTAGCTAACAAATCAAAATCGACAACTACATCATCCGGTCCACGCACTTTCTTTATGTAAGTGCTTTTGCCTGAGCAGGGAGCGCCAATAACTACTTTAACTTTTCCGCTCATTTACCCGCTCTTTTTCCTGTCGTTTGCCATCAACCTGCTTCGGCGGCGGTTTACGCTTTGCCGCTTCATTTTTAAGACGCTGAAGAACATCCTTAAGCATTACCAGCTCGCCCGGTCTTACCTACGACCTTAAAATTGCCGCCACCGCCAGTATCCTGCGGCGAAGAGCCGGGAATAGGCTTATCAACGCCACCGGCAGCAAGCAGAGAATCACCATCATCCACGCTATCAAGCCCAAGATAGTCCCTAGCTTCGTTGGGCGTGAGAATGCCATTCTTGACTCCGGCCACAACATAGTTCATCTGATCCAGTGGAGCGCCTTTTAGGAAATCCTGAGTCTGAAACTGCACATATAAATTTGGATAACCACCGAGGAGACTCGTCTTTAGCTTCTGCTCGACGTTCGTGATGAACGGCATCATGGTCGACTTGTAGAACTCATCAAGCATTGTCTGCGTGTTGTTGTACTTAGACTCACCCACGCCGATCATCGCCGGAGGAACACCAAATAAGCCAGCAATCCGCGCCATCGTTTGTTTCTTAAGCTCTCGCGCGTCCACGTCTTGCAGCGTCAAAGGCTTGATACTTTCGTACATCATACCTTGGTCTAATAGCATCGACTGCCCAGGCTTACTGAGATCCGAGGGCTGACTGTTTAGCATGTTTGTCCATGCCTCTTTCAGCCGCGCCGCAATCTCTTTGAACTTAGAGTCCGGTATGACTTGCTCAGTACGGAATAAGCCAGAAGGCTTAGCTCCATTCAACATAATAAAGTTGGCGTATAAATCAATGTCTTGATCGAGCGAAATGAGCTCGACAGCTTGCAAGCGGTTGAACGAAGAAGAACCCTGCCAGGGCTCGCTCTTAACGTGCATAACCTGGAAGTATTGCAAGGGCTCGTCTTTGTTAAACCCGTAAGAAGAGCTTGTAAGCGTATAAAACGGGTATCTCGTCTCAGATATACGCGGGACAATTAAGGTCGAGTCGAGAACGTAGACTTCAAGCGGAACCTGTTGCGGATCGGCTTCGTTCTTTCTCCAGAGTAGTACGAAAGTCTCACCGGCTAGTTCATGCCACATCGTGAACTGATACCAGAACTCGTATTGACTTTGGAAGTTATTAGGCTGAGCAAGAAGGTTAAGAATCGACTTTGCGCGGTTTTTTTCCCGCTCAGGAACCCCAGGTTCCGTCTGTGTATCAACCAAAGTACCGTCAGCTTGCCGCGACATGATCTTTACTGGCAGTTGTGCAAGCGCTCTAGCCTTGGTTCCGACGCAAGCCATGACTGTCGAATTCCTGGCAAGCGTTGTAATGTCAAGCGAACGTCCAGCTTCGTTGACAGCAGATGTCGTTACATAGAGAAGCTGATTAGATCCGTAGCCTTGCCCCTTGCCTCGGAGCATGACGTTATTACCCAAAACAGTGTTGCCGAACAACGAATTCGACTCATTTTGGGTTGGTTTCTTGCGGAATCTGTCGAATATGCCCATTTTCAGCCCTAAAAGACCCTGAATCCGTATGATTCAGACGGCATCGGATTGTCTAAGCTACAGTGCATGGCGATAATAAGGGCAACGATCCCGTCGACCTTTGCGTGTCGGTCAACTCCGGCCTTTTTGACCTTGATGTTGCCCTGCACATCTACAAACACTTCGCAGTTTCCCAATTGGTGGCCTAAAAACGGGTTGCCATCGTGTTTGATTTTATGGCCTAGAATAAGCCGCTCTACATGTTTGGAAGGGTTAGAAAGTACCGCCATACCCTGCCCAACTTTTTTAACCGGCATCCCAGCTTCGTATAGTCGCGCAACCAGCGCAGCCGCATTATATGCGTCGTAGCCAACCTCACGAACGTCGTATTTCTGGCTTTGCCCCAAAATATACTCCGAAATTTCGCGGTCGTCCATAACATTGCCTTCGGTCAGATGCAAAATGCCCGAATTAATGGCTTGTCTAAAAATATCCTGATAATGCGCTGGCAATAAATCAAACCCATCCTCGGGTAAAAAGAACTTCCACTCGGCCTCGTAATCATCCTCGGCATAACGCTTAAGCGTACAAACCGCGTTGAGATCTCGTGTTGCCGCTAAGTCAAAACCGATAAATACAGCCTCGGGCTCACGGTCTGTAAGACCCACGGCCTCATCCCAGTGCGATCTGTCTACCCACGCGGTCTCGGCGGAGACGTAAACGTTTAATGTCTTGCAGAGAAACTCGTTGAGCGCTGCCGGCTTAATCTTTGCTTCTTCACATCGCGCGGCAATTGCATCGTGTGAGACTGAAATGTTGTGCATCGGATTGGCTTTATGCCAGACCGTCGGGTCTCGCCAATCATCACCAGCATCCAACGAATAAAGCAAACCAAACCATCGCGGGTTATCCGGTACATCCTGATGAAGAATATGCTCCATAACCTGGAGATCTTCAAAGAACTTTGTATCGCGGGTAAAAGAAGCCGTGGTTATATATAGCCGCAGCGGATTCGCTCGCGCTACCATCCCAGAGTGCAAGACCTCAATCGTATTCCTGTCGACGATCTGCGAAGCCTCGTCGATGATCGCGCAAGAAGGGTTGAGCCCGTCACCCGTTCGCTTGGTATCCCGCGAGAGCGCTTTGAACACCGACTGAGAGTCGCCGTTTTTTACTATCGTGAACTTGCCGGGAATAAAGAGACCAGAGACCTCTCTGGGAAGGGTTTCAATAAATCCCTTAGCGGTAGTGAAAACGATTGACGCCTGGTCTCTGTTAGTCGCTACCGTGTAGACCTCCGCGCCAGCATCGCCAAAGGCGAGCTCGTAAAGAGCGATCAGAGCGGTAAGCGTTGACTTTCCAGCCTTGCGCGGGATGTAAACAATGACATCCTGAACCATGCGCTTAGACCGATCTCGTTTAAGACGGAATCCATAGATTGCGCAGATGATGAGTATCTGAAAGGGCTCAAGGTTTACAGGTTGCCCTGCCCACTGACCCTTTACATGCCGGCAAAGACTCGTGAACTGTAGAAAGTGATTAACCGCGCCGGGATCAAAGACATATTCCCACTCTTTGTTTTCGAGGTGGTTTAGAAACCGCTGGCAAGCAAGACGGACGTTTCGGCAAGCATTGATCTCGCCTTTCGCTACCGCCGCCGCGTAAGTAATGCCATCTTCTAATCTCATGTTCCGAATTTAGGACCGCTAAGAAAGTCGTTTATCTTTTTATCTTCTGTCTTGTTGGTTGCTAATCTAGATTTAGGTGTTAAGCCTAATTCGTTCATCAACTTGATCGCGTGAATAACCGCATTATTAGCGATTGCGATATGTGGATTAGGCGCAGCGGTTTTACCGCCGTTCGTGTAAACCACTAGCTCACCAGTTAGCATTTCTTGCCGAGCGTTAACGTAGATCTGGAGCTGGTCAGCAAGCATGATGAGCGTATGCCGATCTTGAGCGCTGCCAATCCCGTAAACCTGATACAAATATTCGGCAGTTTCTTCGACAAACTTAGCCGCATTAAATGCGCTTGGGTTTTGCGCCCACTCCGCAAATGGAATCCGCTGCTTGATTTGCTCAGGCAGCTTGGTTCCCATTTTTGTCCCTTTGGTTCCGTGTATTGCGTGAACCTCAATCGGAATTCGAGCAGTCATGACATGTCCTTTTTTGCGTCTTGCGTTCAGGGAATTCCCTATTTTGGACGAACCCCCCTATAAAAGTTACCTTGCAGAAAGTTAGG